AGCCGGAGCTCGGTGCGCTCGGCGTCGAGCGCCATCAGCGACGCCTGATACTCGGCGTCGGTCATGGGCGGCTCGGCGGCGAAGGGTCCCGCAATGGCGCGGGCCTGCGTGGCCTTCATGGCGTCACCGGCTCGACCGGGCGCACCTCCCAGCCCGCGCCGAGCGTCTCCCCCTCGGCCGGGGAGCCGACGATCCGCGGCGCCTCGCTCGCGTGATACAGCCAGCGCGGAAAGCGATCCCGCGTCCGCCAGCGCGCCTCGAGGACCACGAGTTGGGCGTCGAGATCGCGCCGCTGCTCGAGATACGCGTCCAACGATAACGGCTCGTCGTCGGTCGCGAAATCCGCGGCGACGTCCGTGTCTTCGTCCGTGCGGTCAGGGGCCGTGTCGGCCGCGGTCGACTGTTTGCTGGTCATGGGGTCACCTCGGGCGTCTTCTTGCGGTGGGACCGGGGTCGGCGCGGACGGACGGGGATCTCGCCCAGGTGCTTGGCGCCGGCGGCTTGGTCGGCCGCCGCCGCTTCCGCCTGTGCGGCGCGGGACAGCTTTTGGTCGCTGAACGCCCGTTCCGCCGCCGCCGTGCCGATCGCTTCCTGCCGCCGCGTTTCCGCGTCCGTCGCGCGCTGCGGGTTTACGCACCAGCCGTCAGAGAGTGCATCATGCTCCTCCCCCTCCGTGGTCACGATGCGCGGCGGCTGCAACTCGACGCGGCCCGCGGTCGTCGTCGCCGCGCGGTAGAGCATTTTCGGGAACTCGCGATAGACATACGGCGCGTTCCAGCGCGCCATCTCTTTCGCGTAGTCGGTGAGGCCGAGCTGGGTGTCTGCCATGCGTCGCTCCCGGTTACGTGAACGCGATGCCCGACACGCCAATGACCGTCCACTTGCCGCCGCACGCCTTGAGGACGAGGTTGCCGCCCGTGGCCGCGGCCGTCGCAATACCCGTCCCCGCCGCGCCCAGATACGCGGGCGTGGCCGTGATGGTGTTGGCATGCAGGTTCTTGCTCTCGATGATGAGGACGCTCCCTTCCTGCGCCCCCGTCGGCCCGGCGAGCGTCATCGCCAGCGCGCCCGCGCCGTTGATGACGTGCACGCCCGGCACGGGGCTAATCGCGCCCGCCGCACTGTAGGTGTAGCTGGCCGCGTTCGACCCGTCCGTCGCGCAGGGGCCGTAGACGACGGCCTGCCCCGCAATCGGGGCGGGCAGGTCCGTGCCGAGGCCCGTGCAGACAAACGCGCTCGCCGCGTGCGCGCCCTGCACCGTGCCGTCAATGCCGCGCCGCACCGGCACGACGACGCCAGCCGCGGCCGCCGTCTGCTGCATCAGTTCGTTTTCGACGAGCACGAAATTGCCCGTCGTAAAGCCCGTCGCCGAGGCGACCGTGATCGTGCTCGCGCTCGCGGCGCAGGCCGAGGCCAACGTGGTGGATGTCAATGCCATGGCGTGTGCTCCTTTAGCCCCAGACGCGGCAGGCCCAGTCGGGCCGGAACTCTTTGAACCCGTAGAGCGCGTCGATACGCGCCATCTTCTGGTCGCTCTGCGCGCTGTACTGCTTGACGTAGCGCAGCGAGACGTTCAGCTCGTTGTCCGAGACCCGCGCCACCGTCGCGCCGTCGAGGTCCGCGTCGAGGTCGGCCATCGCCAGGATGAACGCCTCGGGATGGAAGAGCAGCGACTGCGCCGAGGCGGTCGCGGTCATCGTGCCCGCACCGGTCGTGATGGTCGAGCCGAGCGGAATGATCGCGGCGCCGTTCGCGGGGGACGCCGAGACGTTCTGCAGGTTGCCCGTGGGGATGATCGGCGGGCTGATGCTGATGGTCATGTTGACGCCGGTCGAGGTGATCGTCTGCGTCACGACAAACTGCATCAGCTGCCCGGTCGAGGCGTAGTTCTGCGGGTTGACTTCGTAGACGCCCGCGACCGTGAACACGTCGCCCGCGTTCAACGTCGCCGCGCCCGACGCCCAGCCGTTGGTGATGAGGCTCGAGCCCGTCTGGTTCGCGCCGAAGACGAGCGGCGTCGAACTGGTGAAGCTGCCGGTCGTGTGCAGGTAGCGGTTCTGGTCCTGATACCACTCGGCGATCCCGAGTTGGTTGCGCCCGAACTGCCCCTCGCGGTAGTTCTCGCTGATGGCCGCGCTCGGGTTGAAGAGCGTCGACGTGTCCTGCACCAGATTCACCATGTGAATCGGGTCGAGGACGGCCACGCGCCCGCTCATCGGCACGGCGACGAGCGTCATCTTCGCGGCGCCGGTCGTGTAGGTGAGCCGCGAGGTCGGCGGCGTGCCCGGCGTGCCGACCGAGTGCGCGACCGTCGGCGTCATGCGCGTCAGGCCGTCGTAGTCGATCGTGTTGGCGAGCTGCTCGCCGGCCGGGTTGACGTAGCGGCGGCGCACGTCCTCGACCACGACCGTCGCATCGGCGGTCGACCACGAGGTGCCGATGTTGGCCTGGTCGGTGAGCGTGACCGGGACGGTCTGGTCGTTGATGGGCTGGGCCTGGAAGGCCTGGCCCTTGGTGGTGCGGAAGCGTTGCGGCAACCGGCCTGAGACCGTATAGCCGACCTGCGCGCCGCCCGCTTTGAACTTGTCGTCGTACCAGCGTTCGATATTCGCCGCGAACTTCAGCATGTTCACGGCGACCCGCGCGACGTCCTTGAGGACCCACGTCGGGGTGATAAACGTATTCGCCATCGCACTCTCCGCGAGGCGTCTCGCACGAGCCGACGGGGGGGGTTAGCGGGTGCCGGGGACCTTGAGCCGCCGATTCCAGTAGCGGGCGTGCTCGGCCGCGGACGCCGACTCCCCCGGGGGATCGTCGGAGACGACGGGCGAGCTCCCCACCGGCTGAATGGGTGGCTTCGCGGTACTGGCTGCGGCCCGGGCGGCTGCGCCGTTCCCACTCGGGGAAACAGCACGCGGGGCCAGATGGCTTTCGAGTAACCGTCGCATCACCGGGGCAGCGGCGCTGGGCGTCGTTTCCGACTCCAGGGCCAGCTGGGTGCACTCCTCGGGATGCGTGGCGAGGTAGTACACGAGGTCGGCCGCTTTGGGCGAGTCCGCGATGGCCTCGCGCATGACCGCCGACACTTGGAGGCCGAGTGTATCAGCTTGTGTCAAGACCTGATCAAAATCCGGGTAGGCCGTGCGCCCTTCGGTGAGGTGCGTCGTGAAGCTCTGCTCGCGCTGCTTCGCGAGCGTCGCCTGCTCATACTGCGCGATGGTCTCGGCAATCTGCCGGCGGTTGTCCCAGCGCGCCCACGCCTGCACATACGCGGTGTAGGGGTCGGGCTGCTCGGCGAACTGCTCGAACTGCGGCTCGCCCTCGGCGGCCGGCGCGGGGGCCGGTGATGGCGGGGCGGGCGCGGGCGCGGCGGGCTGGCGATAGCGCGACAGTTCAGCCTCGAGCGCGGCGGCGCGACGCTCAGCCTCGGCCTTCTGCGCGAGCGCCTGGTTCATGCGCGCGAGCGGGTTGTGGCGCGGCAGCGTGTCGTCGCGGCGGCGCTGCGGCGGCATGTCGGGCTCGGCCACGGGCGTCTCGCTCGCGGCGTCCGGCAGCTCGGCGGGCGGGGTCGTCTCGCTGCGCGTGAAGCGGCCCTTCTCGTCGCGGACGGGCGTGGCCGCGTCAGTCGCGTTCGAATCGCGTTCGGATCGCGTTCGAATCGCGTTCGAATCCGCGTTCGAATCCGCGGCCGGGGTCGCGGCGGGCGCCTCCATCTCGGCGCGCAGGTCGGCTTCGCTCGCCGTGTTGGTCGTGATAGTCTGCCCGCCGTGCTCGACGGTCACCGAGGGGTTGTTCATGCGTTCTCACTTCCCCAGATTGATCCGCGACTTGAAGTACTGCCCCTCGCGCGTCCGACCAATCGTCCACGAGTCGCCATGCGCATCCGTGAAAAACGACAGGTCCGTGTCATTCACGAGAAACGACTCGGGCAGGCGGACCTGATATGACATCCCCGTCACCGCATCGGTCAGGGTTTTGTACCGATACGGCGCCACCGGCAAGGCGGCCAATTCGGCATCGGTGAAGGTCTTCGCCATTTTGGGGTTGTTCGTCATGCGTCAGGCGTCGTCCTTGTACAGCAGGGTCCGCACCGCCGCGTCCTTCGCTTCCAACAGCTTGCGCAGGCAGACCGTGCGCTCGGGATTCATCGGGTAGTGCTCGACCACGCGCTGGGCCAACTCACAGAAGGGTTGGCTTCCCTCCTTCAACAACGCGGGCAAATGGTCGTAGGTGAAAAACTGCAACATCCGGTCTTTGCTCACACGCCCTCCGGTCCCGGCCCGCCCTGCGGTGCCTGCTGCGCCTGCGCGGCCTGCCGCTCCTGCGCCTCGCTCGCCATCTGCGCGAGGTCGCGCTGCGTCTGCTGCTGCTGCGCGGCCAGCTCTTTCTCGTGCGCCTGCTGGTCGAGCTGCTGCACGCTCCGCGTCACGCCCTGCCAGAGCACGCGCTCGGTCCCCGCGCCGGCCCCGATGCCGACCGTTTCGGCCTTGTTGGCCGCGGTAATCTCGGCCTTCAGCAGGTCGACCTGCGCGGTCAGCGCGGCGATGCGCTCCTTGCTCGCGATTTCGAGCTGCGTGATCTGCACCTGCGCGTCGGCCTTGACGCGGTCGCTCTCGATGATCTCGGTCTTCTTTTCGAGCTCCTTCGAGAGCATGTCGATGACGCCCTGCGCCTGCTGCATCTGCTGTTGCATCTGCGCCATCGCCTGTTGCGGATTGCCCTCTGCCTCCTGGAACTGCGGCGGCAGCGTCTTTTTGGCAATCGCGGCGAGCTTCTTCGCGCCCGGGAAGTCGAGCTCGTCGAGCCAGAAGGGCGCGAGAATCGGCGCCAGCGCTGGCGCGGCCTGCATGATCGCGCCAATCGCCTCGCTCGTCTCCTCGCGGCGCGTCGCGTAGCTCTTGCCCACGACCGCCGTCACCGACAGGTCCCCCGCCTTGAGGTCGATCGTCTCCGCGCCCGGCGTCCCCGGCGGCACGGCCTGCGGCTGGCCGTTCTGCTGCGTAAACGGGATATTCACCATCAGCGAGCGCCGCTGCTCGTCGGCGCCCATCGCGGGCACGACGCGGCCGGGACGGTCGTAGATGCGCGGGATCAGGTCCTTGAGGACCTTGCCCTCGTAAATCATCGAAATCGACGACAGGTTGTCGAGATAGCCGCTCGACCCGACCTCGGCCTGCCCCTGCAGCGCGCGAATCGCCACGCCGCTGCGCTCGTGCGGGTCGAGCTGGCCGAGCGCGACCGGCGGCATGTTGGTCGTGCCGTGCAGGTCGTCACGCGCGGCCTGCGCGGCAATCGTCACGGCCTGGATCGCGGGTTCCTGGACGTTCCGCTGCGGCGGCGGCGCGGGGCCACCCGCGTAGGTCGTCAGGCGGTAGGGCAGATACGGCAGATTGCGCGTATTGGCCTGCTGCCACCACGCCTCATACCCTTCGAGCTGGCCGTCGGCGATGATCCAGGGCGCGCGGGGCGCGAGGCCGACCGATTCGACCTGCGCGCTGCGCATGTAGTTGTAGCTCGTCTGCGCGTCGCGCGCGAACTGCACGATCCCCGTCCAACGCCGGTCGCCGTTCAGGTTCGCCTCGTCGCCCACGACCGGCACGATCGGGATGAACGCGCCGTTCCACTCGCGCGGCCCCTCGATGACCTCGACGCCGTTCAGGAGCGACCAGAACACCTGCCGTCCGCTCGTGATGGTGCGGCGCGGGAGCGGCGTGCCGCGGTCCTGCTCGACCGTCGTGAGGATGTCGGCGGGAATCTCGGACTCGAGCGCGGTGGTGCCGTCAGGCAGGAGCACGAGCACCTTGGACGTCTCGCGCACTTCCCAATACTCGGCGACGCGGCAACTCAAACCCGCCGAGCCGTGCGACGTCGTAATCCACTGCGGCAGGTCGTTGCCGAGCGAGGTCAGCTCGGCGTCCGAGTAGTGCGCGACCTCGGTCTTCGGGTGCGCCTGCTTGTAGCGCGCGAGCGGCAGGTCCTGCGTGAGGAGCGCGAACTGCCCGTCGCTCCAGTCGGGCTCCTGCGCGAAGGGGTCGAGATAGACGCTCGCCTGGTTGAGGATGCGTTTATAGACAATGCGCTGGTCGAACGAGCGGTCGTTGACGTATTCGGTGAGCAGCCGATACGCGCCGAAGCCGCACTTCGCGGCCCGCTCGAACGCCCACTGGCGCGCGAGGTGCGCGCGGCTGTCGGCCTGAATCGCGCGCGCGATGTCGTCATACGCCTGCGCCACGGCCTGGCTGACGCCCTCGCCCTCGGGCGCAAACGACAGCCCGAGCTTCGCCTGCCGCGCCGTGTTGATGACCTGTTGGACGGGGCCGCGCAGCAGGTTGAACTCGAGCACCGGGCGCGCCTGGACCGCCGGGAGCCCGCCCGCGCCCGCCTGGCCGCCGCGCGCCCGCTTGACGTCGTCGGGCCACTGCGCGCCGCGCTCATCGATGAAGCGCAGGTCGTCGAGCTCGCGCTCGCGCTGGTCGTGGAAGGCTTCTTCGCAGAGCCGGAAGCGGTCGAGCGCGGCTTGATGGGCGGTGGTGTCCGGCGCGTCGGGGTCGGTGGGGGTCTCGCGCGGGGCGGGGTCGTAGGCCATTACTTCGCGGGTGTCCATCGCCACTCGCGCGGGGCGTTTGATGGCGGTTCACCCGACGTGTTACAGCCGCACATCACCATGCCGTCGCCGTGGATGCAGTAGCCGAGGCCATGACACATGTCGTCGCAGCAGGTCAGAATCCAGCCATCACCGCCACATTGGTCGCAATAGCCGTCGTCGTCCGGGTAGAAGTCGTCCGGCTCGTCATCGAAGGCCATCACTTCGCGCCCTTCTTCGCCTTGGCCGCAATCGCGCCGAAGTAGCCCTTCTGCGCCTGCGTCAACGGCTGGCCGCGCACCGCGCCGTCGCGCAGGATCGTGCGCGCCTTCTGAGGCGAGGGGGCATCTTTCCGCTGGCTGGGGGGCGTCTGGGCCATGCGTGCGCCCGATTGTAGCGATCTCGCCGCGTCTCACGCAACAGATTGTGTTTCACGTGGAACGCTGCGCCCGCGTCGGGTCGCTGTCCTCGGCCGCGCACGCACACCCCCAGTGCCGCTGGTCGGGACGCGTGATGTGCGCCGCCCAGGCGCGCAGGGCGAGGAAGACCGCGTGCTCGGC